AATTTTGCTCGCTGTTCAGGACCAGTGATCTGTGCACCGATACCATCACAATAATAGTTGTATACTACTGGTTTTGGTCCACTTGATATTAGTCTTATTGCCTCACCCTTGCAACAAGGGCACTTCTCATCCCCCCTCTCATCAACTACATGGAAGTTTATCCATGCTTTGTTACACTCTTTACATTCATAATCATACATTGGCATAAGTTACCTCAAGATGAATTAGAAGTTGCACTTGATAAATTGATTCCTGGCATTATTGATTCCTGGCATTATTGTTTCCCCCTACTACTTAGTACACTGGTCAGTAAACTAGATTTTACTTTTTGTGCTTCTATACGTTCCTTAGACTTGATACCTTCCATAGCAACCTGACTCTTCATTTTAGTTTTCTGTAAATCAGTATCGCGCTTAGGTTGATCTTTAGCTTGTTCGCCCTGCACCGCAGTTTGCACTGCCTGCTGGCGTTCTTGCTGTACCTGCTGTTGAGGTTTAAGTAGTTCCTCAGCTTCTGGTACTTGAAATGCATCCAAGAGTTTCTTGGTTCCAACGAATGGATTAACAATAGGATTAGCTTGTAGAGTGTTGTACAATAATATTGCTTCGGCTTTCTTCTTGTCCTCAGTATCAAGTTGCGTTGACCCAACTTCTATATCAAAATTATACTCCCCTGCTATTTGTTTCTTATCTACAGTTAACCAAGGAAGTAAGACCTGAGCTTGATCGCCGACCCTCCCTACAACTTTATGAGGGACACCCGCAAACTGTTGTGCTTGATTAATATTTACTTGCTGACTATCTAATGCATTTGGTACAGTCTGAGAAGCAAAGTCGAATTGTTCTTTGTTTAAATTAAGTTCTCTCTTAGATAAAGTCTGCTGTAACATAACTGCCATCTTATTAACTATACGAGCATGAAAGTCCTCTATAATAACTGATCTCTCAGATCGGCGCGACTTTACACCTTCATTAATTAGCGAAGGCTCAGTTGCGGTGTCAAAGTTCTTTGATTCGCCCGCCTCAAAGCCACTTACTCCTGCGGTCTGACGAATAGAACTCTTAACTGTGCTACCAACTATATAAATATCCTGTGCTATGTTTACATCTTTGATTGGCTCCAAAGCACCAATTGGCGACTTATTGGATAACATTACTATGCCATCAGGACCAGTTTGGAGTTTCTCTATTTCCTCGTTAGTGAATGTCCCTTCTTGTGCTATATAAGCTCTCTTGGACACACGCCTCACATGATCGAGCTTCATTGAGTTAATGCGATTAAGCTCATCTTGAGCTGCGATGTAAGTATCCACATCGCTAATAGGCAAAAGCTCATCAGGATTATAATTAAACCAAAGAGTTTCAATGGGGAAACCTCCTCCAAAATCAAGGGGCCAAGGTCCTTCTTGCAGAACTTTGTCATGTGTTTCCACAATGTCAATAACTTTTCCATGTTTTTTATCCCAGATCCTCCAACCTACCACAAGGTTCAAATCGTTTGGAGTCCCACCATCAGCAACGGGCTCCTCAGTAGAGTTCATCTCAGATGCTATAGATTCACTAGTGGGATCAACATCTATACGATGATTAGCAATCAGATCCGAGGTGTTCTTAAATTTCGCATCATGTTGTACATCGTACAGAGAACGTGCCCACCTTAGAGCGATCCAATCAGCGTCACGTAAGTTATGATCCTTTGCCTTGGGATCAACTCGTAGATCCATCGGCGATCTTCGCACAGCGAAAATAGAATCCTCTTTGATGAGCTCATGTACTTCGAGCAAAGTCTTATCTTTTACCTTCTCTGTTTTGAAGGTATAACCAAATTCCATTAGACCCCAATGACCAATTAAAGCGTCTACAAGGCATTTATCGGTTTGCTCCTTTGTACGCAGCTCTTGGTAATGGGAGTCTAAAAGTAATCTCAGCATTGATGCTGAGGCAATAGTGTTAAATAGTGTGCCATCTGGCAACTTGTGAGGTCTTTTCTTTGGTGATACCAAGACCTTAGGTCTCCTCAGATTAATAGATGGTTTGATGGTACTGATATTACTAAATACCATATTATCTATAGTAGCTGTTCTATATGGTCCATTAGGTGCCAGTAAATCGGGGTCCCATTGAACGCCACGATAGTAGTTGCGCCAAACTTTGAGTTGCTTCTTTACTTTATCATCATGACGCGCATGTGCATTTGATAATCTTAGCTTCCATCTTGGTAAGTCAATTTTTTCTGGCATAATTAATTAGTTCCTGAGAACAAGTTTTGCAATTTATTAATTAGTAATTCTGGTTGTGCACCAAGTTTTTTCATTAAATCTTCTAATTTTTCTATACCTCTAATTTGTGGATTAGTTAGAGAAGATGCTCCTGGCTCTGCATGAGCTGCTGGGGTTGAAACGCCACTATTTAATCTTCGCCGACTAATTTCTTGTCCTAACTTGTTATATAAAGTATCAGATACTGTCTTTCGCCCTCGATTAGTTAATATACCTTTAGCTCCAAAACCACGAAGATTAAACCCCCCACCAATAGCTGGGGTAAAGTTTTGTGCTCGTTGTAATGCAGGAGCAGCAGCTTTTCGTAATTGTTTTAAGAGAAAATTAGTTTCTAGTTCTCTTAGGTTTTCATCTGGTGTCGGGTTTCCAAATAAGTCTGGCATATTTAGTTCTTCCTGTTCTTTGGTTTTCCAATAAGTTTTTTAGTATCTTTTGCGGTGCCACTAGTTAACAATTCATCTATTTTATCTATTACCTTACCTGTTGCTTTATCAAATCCAAATATTCCGCCACCAGTAGACCCCTTACCTGTTCTACCTGTACCAGCTAAACCAGAGCCAAGGTCGCTTCTTGTAAAAGATTTGTTTGCTAATTTATTAGTGAGGTTTGAACCCCACTTAGTTATCTCTGGCTTAAAGCCTTTAAGATAAAAACCTCCACCCAGTAATAAGTCCGTAACAGCTTTCTTACCACGCTTCTTAATTGCTTTACCTAGTTTGCTATCTTCTTTTACGCTAAATCCTGGCATATTTAGTTCTTCCTTTGTGCAGGGTCAACTAGTTTCTCAGTGTTGCCCTTACGTTTGACAATCTTTTTACGCAAGGCGCGACGCATTTGTGCTCCTATCTTAGCTTCTTTTAAGTTTTGTAAAACTTCATTTTGTGATATACCAAGTATTTTAGTATTTGGATCAATACCACGAAAAGCCTCTTTCATCTGTTTTGGCCGCAATCTTACATTTGATCCTTCTGGCAAGACATCTTTACCCGCCTCACCCAATAAAAATTTACCTAAACGACTGCTAGATGCTTTAACGGGACCTAAAATTCCTGCAGGACCACCAAGCAAGAAACCCTCAAGAGCTTTCTTTCCATGTTTTTTCATTGCTTGCCCTAAGACACTATCTTCTTTTACACTAAATCCTGGCATTAGCTAGCTACCCCTCTCATCTCTCGTAATCTTGAATTTTGTTCATAAGCTATAGAAGATCTTTTCAATGAATCAAAACAATTAATTGGTATCACCTTCTTCTTAGCTGCAATACTTGGACGAGACATGATGCCATATCTAAAAGCATCAACAGAGTGATCTCTTCTACCTAGTGGCTCTTCTTTCGCGTCATTAACATCGGGCCTTCTCTGAGGCTTCCATATATACCCAAGTATCTCCTCTACAAGTTTCTCACACCGAGCAGATATAAAAACTCTAGGAGAGCCAGTGGTACCAAGAATAGGATGGATATGAGCAGGATCATTATACAAAAACTCACCGACACGATTGAGTCCAGCGCGTAGTGTATTATTGGCCTTAGCCAATCCTCGTAAACCATGTTCATGATATTCATCAGCAGTAGTCCACTCCTTTCCTTCCCTCTCACCTACAGTATTCCATACGCTAGGATCAGTACGATTATAATGAAAAAGCTCCATCTTAAACTTTTCCTTGATCTCGCGCACATGCTTTGAAATAAGTCCTGAGTCATAATACATATCATATACAAACAAATTAGAATCCTTATCAACATACCACCCAAGAAAACAAGCAGGGTTCGCTTGTCCATGATCGAGTGAGGAGAAGATGTACTTGTACTGTTCTTTGCGAAGAGGTGCTCTAATTTCATAGTCGCAATTTTCATTTGGAAAGACATGGATGTTACGATCGAACTGGGGCCATACTTGGCCCTCTGCAGCATCCCAGCTTCCATCAATATATCTTTTAACCCAGTAATCAGGTTTCCCAGCTGATATCCTATCTACATACCCATCGGGTAGCCAATTATTGTCACGAGGTAACGCCTGAATGAACGCAAGGTCATCAGGAAGCCTGCCAGCGAAATGAGGGTCTACGAATCGGTGCTTGAGCCACCCAGGCTCAGGGTTCGATGCATAGAAACAATGAAAAATTGGGTATGTACCATCTGGGAGCTGCCACCTAAGACGACTTTCTAACATGTTTATGTCATCCTCGGCACATTCGCTGGCTTCGTCTACGGCCGCCCATCCCAGTTCCATTGACTTCACACGATCTTTGTTTTCGGAGCCCCCTATACCTCCATATAAAATAGTTGAACCATTTACAAATTCTATAGTCTGATCTGCTTTACGATGGTTAGCCATTATCTTGGTCCCAGACATACGCTCTATCTTTGAGATCAATGCAAGCAAAGTGACAAGCGTGGTTTCTTTAAATGCCTTAGCCTCCTGGCGGCACATGAATCCGCGATTCCCTGGGTAGAGCATTGACAAGCGTGTACCTTCTGAGGAGATACACCACGATTTACCTCCTCCGACTGCCCCGCCATATAGCTTGTTGAGTTGCGGTGCATCTCTAAATTGCTTTTGTCTAACTGTTGGACCTTTTTCACCATAATATAGATCGTAGTTTTCTGTCATCGTATGTTATCTAATACCCTAGGTGGTTGAGTAAATAACTGTGAAAGCGGTGATCCATTAAACTGCCCTATAGGAGCTGTAGGAGATTGACTTGGTTGTGGCGCCCCCCCTTGCTGTTGTCTAATTTGTATCAACTTTTGTAAGAGTGCATTCTTGTCTGCCCCACCTTGGTTGGCCCCAAACTGGTTCAATTGAGATCGTGGTGATGCTTCTAGTTGTCCTGATCCGCCCATTATTTCTTCCTCTCTTTGCGTAGTTTACGAGCTAAGAATCCTCCTGTTTTGTCTTTACTGAAGGGCATAGGGACAACAGGCCACCTAGTAGGAAACTTAGAGGGAGGTTTAGCTCTAATTGGGAACTTTCTGCTAGATTTGTTCTGTGGATAACCTTTTCCTGGCGGCATTACTTATCCTCCTTGTTGATAGTAATAGTCACAGTCTCCTTATCTTCCTCGCCAGCTTTACGCATATGAGGAGGTACATACATGTTTATGTTTATCTGTGAGGGACCCCGATCATCTTGCTGCCCAACGCCGCCCCTTTCGAGGATCTCCTTGACAGCTCCTAATCTGATATGTGGGGGGTTGACAGTAAGCTCGGTACCCTC